GAAAAGGAATGAAAGAAGGGTTTCCTAAATTAGAATGGGAAGCTGAAGCATATAGAAGACAAACAAAAAAATAAACACAATGGATTTACCTATCACTAAAAAAGTACACGCTCAAAAGAAAGCTGCAACACCCGTATGCCCAAGTTGTATGAAACCAATTGGAAGCTGTGGATGTGCAATGCGTGGTAATAAAAAAATTCAAAGAGGTAATTAATAATACCTTTTAATCCAATTTAATATAATGAAAATAAGTGACCATATAAGTATGAAAGAAGCGCTGCGTTCTAATACAGCACAGCGTTTAGGTATTGATAATATGCCAGACAACGATACACTTGTTACAATGCAGATAACTGCTCAGCATATTTTTGAACCTTTAAGAAATCACTTTAACGAGCCTATTTATATATCATCATTTTATCGTTCACCGGAGCTTAATAAAGCAATTGGTGGATCTGCTAAATCACAACACTGTAAAGGCGAAGCAATTGATATTGACGATGTGTATAGCAAAGCTTCAAATGCAGACTTTTTTAATTATATTAAAGACAAGTTAGAATTTGATCAGCTTATATGGGAGTTTGGTGATAATGAAAACCCCGCTTGGGTTCACGTTAGTTATAGCTTGGGTAAAAATAGAATGCGAATACTTAAGGCTATAAAAGAAAACGGTAAAACAAAATACATAGACATTACAAATGAATGATCCAATTACTTCAAGAGTACAAAAAGCACCTTTATTTAAAAAAGCAAAACCACCTGCTCCTTCTAAAAAGAAGAGTTTAGGTTATTATAATGAAGCTAAGCCAACAGGTACAGGCGCGGCAGCAGGAGGGGGTATGTCTCAAAAAGGTGTTTCTAAATATAGAAGAGATAATCCTGGAAGTAAACTAAAAACCGCAGTTACAACACCCCCTAGTGAATTAAAACCAGGAAGTAAAGCTGCTAAAAGAAGAAAATCATTTTGTGCACGATCTAAAAGTTGGACTTCAGAAAGAGGTCGTGCTGCTAGAAGAAGATGGAACTGTTAACTTAAATTTTATATTATGAATACAATTACAATTATTTTAGCTATAGTAGCTATTTTATCAATTTTATTAAATTTTTACTTAATTTATCTATATACAGGTAAGATTAAAGATGCAGATCGTGATATGATTGCTGATGCTGCAGAAGAAGCTGTAGCCGAAATTAAAGATAGAGCTCAAACGGTAGTTAAAGAAATGAACGACGTTGGAGCTGCAATTAAAGAAGTAGGAAATCAAATTGGAGATATTCCTAGTGCTGTAGCTGGTAAAACAAGAACAGGAAGAAAACCTAAAAAATAATGGCTGATAAGAAAAAATTCAAAGACACAGCTGTCGGGCAATTTTTACTTAATAAAATACCCAATGTTGTGGGTGCTATAGCGGGTGACACACCCGTTGGTTCAGTTATAGAAGCTATTATTGGTGGATCTGATATGTCAGACACTGATAAAGAAATTGCTCTTGAAAAGCTTAAAATGGAAAGAGCAGAGATTGATGGAGTTACAAAGCGTTGGGTTGCTGATGCTCGCTCTGGATCTTGGCTTGCTTCTAACGTAAGACCATTAACTTTAGTATTTTTAGTCATATCTTATGTAGTAGGATGGTATTTAGGTTACTCTTTAGATAATATAACATCACTTTTAACAATAGTAATTGGAGGCTATTTCGGCTCACGTGGAGTAGAAAAAGTCTTTGGAAACAAAATGCACAGATAAATGGCTAGAATATTTACGTACGATCAGGATCCTAGTTTAAACCTGAATGACAAATTAATAGGTACAAACTCAGAGGATAATGTAACAAAGAATTTTACCATTGAAAGTTTTTTAGAGTTAGCTAATAATGAAAACTTTATTAAACATTTTGATGGTATTGTTTTTAAAGTACAAGACTATAATGTAGATTCAGATCAGTATGGTATTATTACTACCGGTACTGGCACTTATACCAATACAAACTTTGCTAATATACAGACAATATATCTATCAGATAAAAATTTAAAAAACGCTGATGTAAGTAACTATATTGATGTATTAGCTGGTTATGACGTGCGTATTACAAATAAAAACGATGTAAACAACTTTGGTATATATCGTGTAGATGAGGTTAGTGATAGCAGTTCTGATACATACAAAGTACTTACACTTACAAATCAAGATGCTTCTGGACAACTTATAAAAGGTGACGAATACTATGTTTCCACATTAGGAAACAATTTAAAAAATCTAAGCTCTTTTTCAGTAACATCAACATATGATGTAACAGATGCAGGTTCTGGTAGAATTATTACAGATGCAGAAAGAACAGCTGTTGCTACTATATATGACAGAGTATTATATACAGATGTTAAAAATAATTTAGAATCTACTGAAACATCATATCCTTTATCTGCAAATCAAGGTAGAGTTTTAAAAGGATATATTGACGATATTAATACTCTTCTTGTTTCAGATGATACAACATTAGATCAATTACAGGAAATAGTAAATTATATTAAAGATAATAGAACCGATCTTGATTCTTTAAATATTGCCGCAATTGCAGGGTTACAAACTGCATTAGACGGTAAAGTTGATGTAATTGTAGGTAAAGGTTTATCTACTGAAGATTTTACAACAGCATTTAAAACTAAATTGCAAAATATAGCTGATAGTGCTGAAGTTAATGTACAAGCAGACTGGAATGAAATAAACACATCATCTGATGCATTTATTCAAAACAAGCCAACTGATATAACTGTCTTAACAACGCATAGCGCTACAGAATTATTAGATATTAGTTCCGTAGGATCAGGAGCCATTATAACTTCAGCTGAAAGGTCTAAACTTTCTGGTATAACCGCGGGCGCAGAAATAAACGTACAAGCTAATTGGACAGAAACTGATACTAATTCAGATGCATTTATACAAAACAAACCCACTATTTTAGATCAAAGTACTACATTAACTGTTAACGGTACTACAAATGAAATAGAAGTTGCTGGCGGAGCACAAGATTTAACTACCGATAGAACTTGGACGGTTGGTCTTCCAAATAATGTTGTTGTAACAAGTGATATAAGTGCAGCAACAGCAACTATTACAAATGGTATTACAGCAGGTTCGGTTGATGCTGGAAATATATTATCTTTAGATACAGCATACAGCGGCACACCATCACAAGATAATGCAATATACTATACTACAGAAAATAGTCATGATACATTAAACTTCCGTTATCATGGCCATACTTTAAAAATAGATACACTAACAGAAGTTATTCCTTCTGGTATTACTTCTGGCGGTACATTATCTGCTGCTAATACGACACAGTTTACTATCGCCGCTGGTACAGGTATTATAAATGACCTCAATAAAGAATCCGGCGCAACAGAGCCATATCCAGAAATACAATATATTTCTTGGAATCAAGCTACAGTGACAGTTTCAAATCTTGACTCTGGAAGTACTGTACAAAAGAACTCATGGATATACATTGATGAGAATGGTGATATTCAACAGCAGTCTACAGCATTTACAGATGCACAAATAGCTAATAAAATTATTATTGGCTCTGTAGTACACTCTTCCGGTACTATTGATTTTGTAAAAACATTCCCAATTACAGCATATGCAGCAACAGCTCAATTAGCAGAGTTTGCTAGAATGTTTGGCCCTATGAAAAAGACTGGACATAAAATAACTGCTAATGGTACAAATCTTTCTATAGATAGAGCTGCTGGTACTGCTTTTGCTTTTGGTCGCAACTATGCTAATGATCCTAATAATCCATCTATTATCTCTGATGCTGCTAAAACAGTTTGTAAGATACATAGATATTATTCTGACGGTTCAACAGGTCATTATAAAAATACTAATGCTGGCGCTGGATATAACTTTTTAGATCCTGGTTATTATGATGATGGTGACGGTACATTAGCTGCTATGAATTCAGCTAAGTTTAGTGTACAAAGACTATATTTCTTTCCAACAACACCTGATGTAGTTGTAGCATATTATGGTAAAAATTTCTATGCGTCCATAGAAGAAGCAGAAAAAACATATTTAATTGAAGATTTTACAGAGGCTGATAATACATATTCACAAGCTATATATTTAGGTGCTGTTATATTAAAAGGTGATGCTACAGATTTAAGTAATACAGCACAAGCTAAGTTTTTAACAGCTGGTATATTCAGAAGTCTTGCCGCTGTAAATGTAGGTGGAGTTGCTGCAGACGCAGTAATAAATGATTTAGTTGATGTTAATGTTTCTTCAGTTGCTGATGATCATATATTAAGATATGATAGCAGCTCTGCACAATGGTTAAACGAAGCTTTAACAACTGATGGTATAACTGAAGGTTCTACTAATTTATATGATAAAACAGTATCAATAGCAAATGGTGATAATATAACAGTTTCTGGTACATATCCAAACTTTACGATTGCTTCTGCTCACCCGACAATTGCAGGTGCCGCTTCAGATTCAACAAACTCTGGAACAACATTTATACAAAGTTTAGGTTTTGATAGTAATGGTCACGTTACTAGTTTAGCAACTGGCACATTACCTACCGATGTTAACACAACTTATACTATAGGTGTTGAAGCTGGTGCGGCAAATACATCGGTGATTAGATTAACAGGTAATGATGCATCAACAGATGATATAACAATTGCTGGTGGCGGCAATGTTACTGTTACGGAAGTAGGAGATACTATTACAATAGCATCATCTCACCCAAATATTACCGCGGCTTCTAGCGTAGATAATTCAGGATATTCTTATATTCAGGACTTAACACTTGATTCTAATGGTCATGTTACGGGTGTAACCTCAACAACTATATCCACAGCTGCCGTAACTAACGGTAGCACGTCTCTTGTTACTGGTGATCAAGTTTATGACTTTGTTATTGGACTGGGATATTCAACAACTACTGGTACAGTTGATACGGCTAATAGTCCAGGTGCTGCTGAATTTGCTAAATTTACTGATAGTAATACAATTGAAGGTAGAACTGCAAGTGAATTAAAAGCTGACCTTGACTTAGAAATTGGTGTAGATATTCAAGCTTATGATGCCGATCTCACAACCCTAGGCAGTTTAGCTAAAACAGATGGTAACTTCATTGTTGCAAATGGTACAACTTGGATTGTTGAATCTGGTAATACCGCTAGAACATCACTTGGTCTTGGTACAGCAGACAATCCTACATTTAACAACTTAACTGTATCTGGTAATCTTACAGTATCTGGTACAACTACAACTGTTAATACCGAAACAATAAACCTTGCAGATAATATTATACTTATTAATAGTAATGCTACAACAGGTGAAAATGGTGGTATTCAAGTTGAGCGTGGTAGTACAGGAACTGATGCATCATTAATATGGGATGAAACAAATGATTACTGGAAAGCTGGTTTAGTAGGATCTGAATATGAAATATTTACTACTAATAGTCAAATACCTTATTCTAATCTTTCTGGAACTCCCACGATACCCACAGTTAACAATGGTACGTTAACGGTTCAAGGCACAGGTGTATTAGGAGGTACAGGTACATTTACAGCAAATGATTCTACGTCACCTACTATTAGTATAACACACGATTCTGTTGCTAGAACAAATAATACCTCAACTGCTTCTCCATCACATGGCGGAACATTTACAGCTATTGATAGTATTACTACATCCACAGAGGGGCATGTAACAGCGGTAAATACAAAAACAGTTACATTACCTGCTGATGCGGCTGGTGTTACAAGCATTACAGCTGGCACAGGATTATCAGGGGGTACTATTACTTCTACAGGTACAATTGCGCTTAGTCATTTAGGTATACAAAATTTATCAGATCCTAATGTTGATAGAATATTAATGTGGGATGATTCAGCGGGTGCTTCAGCTTGGCTAGAAGTAGGAAGTGGATTGTCTTTAGCTGGCACAACTCTTACCGCTACAGCAACAAGTTTAACAGCTGGGAAAGGTATTGATATTAACAGTAGTGCTATTGATGTAGAAAGTGATATTAGAGAGCATGCGACACAAATAATAGGTAATAATGCAGGCGAGCATACTTCTTATAACGCAAATGATATTGTATGGTTTGTGGGTAACACAGCCAGCATGCAGCTAGATGCTACTAATCAAGACTTACTCGTTAAAGGAGATGTTGTTGCTTACAGCACCACTTCTTTTTCAGATGAGGCTTTAAAAGATAATATTATTACTATCGATAGTGCTCTTGATAAAGTTAATGCAATGCGCGGTGTTGAATATGATTGGAATACTGGTAAAAAAGAAGGCAAGCATGATATTGGTGTTATAGCGCAAGAAGTTGAAAAGATATTACCAGAGATTGTGTATAGCAAAAAAGATTTTGACGGTAATGAGTTTAAAACTGTAGACTACGAAAAAATAACAGCTGTGCTTATTGAGGCTGTAAAAGAATTATCACAAGAAGTTACTGAATTAAAGAAACAAATAAATAGCTAGAGTATGGCAATTAGAGATGAATCACTAGGGGATTTAAGTTTAAATAACGATATACGACCAGAAATTGGTATTGATGCTAACCAAGACAATGTTTCTTTAGGTGATAATAATACACAATTATTTGCGGCTGTTGGCGACGGAGATACTGTTACCGGTAGATCCATGTCTGAAATGGGTGGTGAAGCTTTGTTTTCTTCAATATTGCCGCAAACTGAAGCCGAAGGCGCTTTAGGTGAAAGTTTAGTTTATGATACGAACAGCAGCTCATACACTAGTTTTACACCTTCATTTGATGGTAATAGAAGGACTTGGACAGTTAGTGCTTGGGTAAAATTCAATAGGACTGGAAGTAGAGAAACTATAATGTCTCAAGGGTCTACTAGTGTACTTGAAGTAGTACACATGACGAAGCATTCAGATGATAAATTAAGAATTTATATAGAAAGATCAGGAGGTGAAGTATCAATACTTGGTAGTTCTTTAATATTAGATACATCTGGTTGGTATAATATTGTATTTGCTTTTGATGCTACAAAAAGCTACACTAATGATAAATGTAGAATCTATGTTAATGGTATAGAAGATACGGGTGTAACTATTTCAGGCGGCACCTTTACTGATGATGACTACGGTTTTAATAAAGCAAATAATGCAATTAGAATTGGTCAATATAGATATACTAATTCTTATTATTTAGATGGTCTTATTGCCGACTTTAAATTCATAGACGGTAAACAACTACGGCCAGATAGCTTTGGTGAGTTAGTGCAAGGTATATGGATACCTAAAGCATTTAATACAGCAACTGGAGAATCTTTGGTCACATCTAACTTAAGAGCTAATATTCAGTTCAGCTCTGATGGAAAATTTACTGAAGAGCAAGGCAATCATAGTATATCAAATTATAGTGTAGATATTATTAAAAATAACTACGGCGTATCTCATTACGATAATGTTAATGATAGATTTATTTTAGCGGACACTGATAATAGTAATAATATTTTTGATAATGGATTGTCTATATCCGCTTGGGTACGTGTTGATAATTTTGCTTCTGATAATCATGCAATAGTAAGAAATAAAGCCAGTTCCGCACAAAAAGGTATAAATTTTAACGTAGGTACCTCTGGGCGATTGAATTTTGGGGTACATATGCAAGACTTCCAAAACAGCGTTCAGGCAGACGATATGCTTAAAGAGCGTACTTGGCATCACGTGGTTGGTACGACAGATGGTTCAGCCAATACAAATGCATATAAATTATATATTGATGGTGTTCTTGTGGCTACCGAAACGCCATCTACATCTATAGCTTCTATAGGTACATTTACTTTTGATGCAGCAATTGGTAATAGACCGGGTTCTTATTCATTAGATAATTTTGGTGGGCAAATAGGAGAAATACAGCTTTATACAGATCAACTAACAGATGCAGAAGTACTACAAAACTACAACGCTACAAAACACAAATACACCTACGGTTTAAACGGTTTCTGGTTACCACTTAATAATACATCAATCGGTAGCATAGATAGTAGCAGTAATTTAAAATTACACTTAGATGCTTCTGATAGTTCTTCATATGGAGGTAGTGGTACAACTTGGAGTGATTTAACTAGTAATAATAATGATGGTACAATATCAGGTTCACCTAATTTTTTATCTTCAACTAATGGTGGTATATTTGATTTTGATGGTTCTGATGATTATGTTACAATACCCCATAGCACAAATTTAGAGCTATCGAATAATGGGTTTACAGCTGAAGCTTGGATATATCATACAGATAGTAGCACTAATAATTTATTAGATAAAGGCGATAATGGCCAGAGAGTTAGAGGATATAACCTACAAATATCAGGTAATAACCTTGATTTAAGAATGCATGCAAATAACGCTACAACTGCTACTATAAAAATATTGGGAACAAAAACCCTTACTGTTAATGCTTGGAACCATGTAGCTTTTACTTTAACTGATTTATCTTCTTCAGCTAAAGCAATTACTTATATAAATGGCGTAAAAGATGGCGAAGATACAGATAATATGACTTCTTATTTAGCCAATGCTAGCTCTGATAGTTTACTAATAGGGTCTCAATCAGGATATAGTCAAGCTGATAAATTTGATGGCAAAATAGCACAAGTAAGAATATATAATAAAACTTTAACTCCCCAAGAAATTATTACAAATTACCGTGCTACACAAGGTAACTACGAACAAGTAAGTACAGTAGATATATCTGGTAATGCTAATAGCTTTACAGCAACTAATATAGATGCTACAGATCATATTAAAGATGAACCGTTAGATAACTATCCAACTTTTTCATTTGATCAAAGTGCTATGACGGGTAGCAACTGTGCTTATGGTAATGGTGGACTTACTGTTAATAATACAGCTACAAGCGGTAGTGCATATTCAAGACATTCTGGCCCTGCATTACCTATTACAGGAAAATGGTATTGGGAGGCTACGTATACTGGTGACGGTTCTGGTTATGCTTTGTTTTCAGGTATAGTTCCTGAAAATTTTTGGTATAGTGCTACGGGTTCTTCTATGCGACAATTTGCAGCTAGCTACGGAATATATGGTTTAGAAGACGACGGAGATTTTTGGGCGCTTGGTACAAATACATTAGACTTAACTACATTAAATACTACAGATAAAACCGCTGGTTTTGCTTATGACGCTGATAATGGAGATTTATATATTTACATAGGGGGCGTTGCACAAAATTCAGGCAATGCCGTTGCAACAGGATTAAGTGGAGAAAAGAAAATATTTGCTCAAGTTGCTGGAAGTACGACCCATAGCGGTTTAATTTTTAATTTTGGTCAAAATGGATTTACATATACCCCGCCAACAGGTTATTTATCTCTAAACACTAAAAATATTCCAGCCCCTGCATTTGACCCAGATGGTACAACACCAGATAAACCAAGTAATTACTTTAAAGCTATAACATATCAAGGTACTGGTAGTACACAAGGTGAAGATTATGGTTATAAAGATGGTAGTAGAGCTGCGGTGTTTAATGGGACTACAAGTAGAATAGTTATCCCAAAAATTACAGACATTACAGGAGATGTAACATATAGTACTTGGGCAAGATTAGATTCAAGTATATCTAGTTCTACTTATAGAATAAGATTTACTGAAATAAATCAAAATGGAGCCAATGGCTATGCTGGAATTTTAAGTTTTATGTACAGGCCTTCAGATGGAGAATTTTTAATTAGAGCTGGAAATGGCACAAGTAGCCACACCAGTGTATTAACCCATACTTATCAATTAGAAACTGAAAGATGGTATCATATAGCTGCAACTAGAAATGATACAACTAATGTAACTATATTATACATAAATGGCGTTGCAGTTGATACTGAAACAGTCAGTGTAAGTGCTTCATATCCAAGCGATGCTCAAACTTGGATTGGAGATTTATCTTATAGTTCTGGTCTTGATTATAACTGGTCTGGTGAATTTGATGAAGTAAGAATTTACAGCAAAGCATTAAACTCAACAGAAGTTGGTTATCTAGCAGATGATGATACATCTAATATTAGTACTATTAGTAACCTTGTTGCATACTATGATATGGAAGGTGATGCTAATGACGAATCTGGTTCTGCTACAACATATAATGGAAGCTTAAGTAACGTAACATTTACTCAAGATAAACCTTATGGTAATATTGATATTGGGTTTGCTCCGGATTTGGTTTGGACTAAATCCCGTAGTAATGCATTAAACCATGCTCTTTTTGATTCAATAAGAGGCGTAACAAAAGCATTAAGACCAAATGCAGCCACCACCGAGCAAACAAGAATTGGTGTTACATCTTTTGATTCAAATGGATTTAGTATTGGTTCTGATGATGAATCCGGAGGACAAGCAGGATATGATTACGTTTCTTGGGCTTGGAAAGCAGGAGGAAAAGCCGTTGAAAACACAGATGGGACAATTACTTCACAAGTGTCAGCAAATCAAGATGCCGGGTTTAGTATTGTGAAGTATACAGCAAATGCAACTTCTGGAGCAACTATTGGACACGGATTAGACCAAGAATTAGATTTACTTATTGTTAAGTCAACAAATTTAGGTCAGGCGTGGAATGTTTATGTAAAAGATGTAACAGATACAAACTCCAAGTATTTAAGGCTTAATGAAACTTATAGTATTGCAGATTTAAATACTGTAAACCCAAGATTTATTCCTAACAATTTTACAGATAGTGTTTTTTCTGTTGGTAATGATAATGCAACAAATGGAATAAGTGGTACAGATACTTATATCGCCTACTGCTTCCATTCAGTAGATGGTTTTTCTAAAATTGGCTCGTACACTGGAAATGGTTTATCTAATGGTCCATTTGTTTACACAGGATTTAAACCTGCTTTTGTTATAATAAAAAGATCGGATTCAACTGGTAGTTGGATTATATTTGATAATGCAAGAGAAAAACAAAACCCACTTGAGGGAAGATTATATGCTGATTTATTTAATTCAACAGATATAGCTGATTCAAGCGGAGAAATAAACTTTTTTTCAAACGGATTTAAATTAGATTCTTCTGTTACATATTCTAATGCTAATGCAGGCACTTACATCTACATGGCATTTGCTGAAGACCCAGTTAAATACTCTAACGGTGTATCTACATTAGGTGATGGTAATGAATTTATTCAAGGTGGTAATTACCCTGAAGATAATTTCACTACTACAACATACACTGGTAATGGAGGAACACAAAAAATTGTTACTGGGTATAAACCTGATTTGGTTTGGGTTAAGAAGAGAGATGGGGTACACGACCATAAGTTAGCAGATAGTGTAAGGGGTGCTACTAAAATAATAGAAACAAGTACCGATGATACTGAACTTACTGCAGCAGGAAGTATTAATGCTTTTCATACAAATGGATTTTCAGTGGGTTCTGACAGTTCAGTTAATGGTAACAATAATAATTTTGTTGCTTGGTCATGGAAAGCTGCAGGTAATGACAACACGTATAATATACTAGAAAACGGTACTGTAACATCAAGCGCATCTGCCTCTACCTTAGGATTAGATACAGGTACAATAACGCCAATAAAAGTTAGTGCTAATAGAGATAATGGATTTAGTATGATGAATTTTACAGGAACCGGTACGGCTGGAGATACAGTGCCTCATGGTCTTTCAAAACCGCCTGAGTTTGTTATAGCGAAACAATATGGAGGGGCAGATGAGGATTGGTTTACATGGCACAAAGACTATGGAATAAGTGGTGGAGAATATCAATGGTTAGCATTAAATAGTACCACTACACCAGTTACATTTAATAACGAAGCTGTTTGGAATAACGTTGCTCCTTCAAACACTTTATTTACTTTAAACGGTGGAGGATCACCAAATAGAAGCGGAGATGAACATATTTATTATTCTTGGCACTCTGTCCCTGGTTATAGTAAAATAGGTTCTTATGAAGGAAAAAGTACAACTAATTTTTTGTATTTAGGATTTGAGCCCACTTGGTTAATGGTTAAACGGATTACAAATACTACTTCTGATGGATGGATGATATATGATAATAAAAGAGGTGATGCTGATTTAAAATTAGCTGCAAATAGTAACGGTACAGAATATTCGTCAAGGGACGATCTAGACTTTGAAGTAGATGGTGTAACTTTTAAAGGAAGTTATGGTCTTTCTAATGCAAACGGAGAAACTTACATATATATGGCATTTGCACACAGATAAAAATACGTAATAAATACTTATATTAACTTAAATTTTATACAATGAAAAATCAAATTAAAACTGAAGAGCTGACTAAGCTTCAAAATCTATCAACTGTGTTAAAAACAACACAAACACAATTAGGTTCAATTGAAATACAAAAACATACGCTTTTACATAGATATGACCTAATTAGTCAAGAGTTAAATAAATTTAAATCTGAACTACAAGAAACTTATGGTAAGATTAATATCAATATAGAAGACGGTAGTTACGAAACAATTAAAGAAGATGAATCTAATACGGAAGATTAGTATTGGTCGTGACTATAAGAACGATGCCATGCACTACTCAATAGGGCAAGAAGTTTTTGGAGGTCACATTATATCAGAAATACTAGAAGAAGAAAACTGCTATAAAATATATATTAAAAAGAATGATGAGGTTTTACCTTGGAAAGAGTTTAACAAGAATATGGCAGTATCAATTGAATTTAATTTAGAATATTAATGAAGCATACACATGCTTATATTGTTGAACCAATTGATGGTAGATACAATAATAAGAAAGATGTTGAAGGTCAAGAATTAATATTAAATACATTGATTGAAGATCATAAGTTTGTAAATAGATCTGGTATTATAATTGAAACACCAGTTATTAAAGACGAATATGATCTACAAATAGGTGATGAAGTAATTATTCATCATAATGTATTTAGAAGATATTATGACATAAGAGGCAATGAAAAAAATAGTCATAACTATTTTGAAGAAAATAAATACTTTTGCTTTAGTGACCAGATATTTTTATATAAAAGAGGTGGTGAATGGTACACCCCATCAGGTTTTTGTTTTGTAAAACCAATTAAAAGTACTAATGATCTATCCGAAGACAAAGAAGAGCCACTTACAGGCGTTTTAAAGCACGTAGGGAGCAACCTAAGGAACTTTGGTTTAGAAGATGGTGATTTAGTAGGTTTTACACCAAACAGTGAGTATGAGTTCGTTATAGACGGCGAACGATTATATAGAGTACCACTTAATTCAATTTCAATTAAATATGAACGCAAAGGAACTGAAGTCGAATATAATACAAGCTGGGTATAAAGCAGTACACGAACTTATACGGGTAGCAGAAGAAGAAATAATTGTTGAAGGTGGCGATGATGAACTTGCCGCTGATAGATTAAAAAATGCTGCTGCAACTAAAAAACTTGCAATATTTGATGCTTTTGAAATTCTTACGCGCATAGAAGCTGAAAAGAATTTAATGGAAGATAAACCCATTGAAAAGAAAGAAGCATTTGGTGGATTTGCTGAAAGAAGATCTAGGTAATGTACGAACAGACATTAGTTAAAACTGTAACACCAGTTAAACCTAATATAATCAAAAGATTAAATAGGTATAATAAATGGAATTATGGTTATAATAAAGAACACGATATTGTTGTTATAAGTAAGAATGGTAAGATCGGTGAGATAATAGAAATACAAGATTTGTGTATAGCATTACCGCCTGTTCCAAAAGAAATTGATAATAACAATAACAGATGGACGCCACATGAGTTTCCTAAAGAACTTAAAAACGTAAAAAGTATATTTGATTGGGAATCATACCCGGAGTCTTTTAAAAACAAATGGTATGCATATATTGATAGAGAATTTACCAGACGCGAAGAAGGTTATTGGTTTATTAACAAGAATATACCTACTTTTATTACTGGTTCTCATTATATGTACCTGCAGCACACCAAAATTGATGTTGGGAAACCAGATTATAGAGAAGCAAACAGATTATTCTTTATATTCTGGGAGGCTTGCAAGGCAGATAAAAGGTGTTACGGAATGTGCTACCTCAAAAATAGACGGTCTGGATTTAGCTTTATGTCATCAGCAGAAACTGTTAACCAAGCTACAATTACATCAGATGCCAGATTTGGAATATTATCTAAGTCCGGTGCAGACGCAAAAAAAATGTTTACAGACAAAGTGGTACCTATATCCGTCAACTACCCGTTCTTTTTTAAACCGATACAAGACGGGATGGACAGACCAAAATCAGAATTGGCATATAGGGTACCAGCATCCAAACTCACAAAAAAATCGATTACGGAAACAAGTGAAAAACAAATACTCGAGGGGCTTGATACAACAATAGACTGGAAGAATACAGGTGATAACAGCTATGATGGTGAGAAACTTAAGCTATTAGTACATGATGAATCAGGCAAGTGGGAGAGGCCTGATAATATATTAAACAACTGGAGGGTAACAAAAACAACGCTGCGTCTAGGTAGCAGAATTATAGGAAAGTGTATGATGGGATCAACATCCAATGCATTAGAAAAAGGTGGGGATAACTTCAAAAAACTTTATTATGACTCAGACGTTACAAGACGCAACAAAAATGGACAGACTAGCTCGGGATTATATAGTTTGTTCATACCTATGGAATGGAACTACGAAGGATACATTGATTCTTTTGGATACCCTGTCTTTGATACTCCAGAAGAATCCATCCTTGGAAATGATGAAGACTATATCGATACCGGAGTCGTAGAATTTTGGGAAAATGAAGTAGATGGATTAAAACATGACAGTGACGGTTTAAATGAATATTATCGTCAATTCCCTCGCACTGAAGAGCATGCGTTTAGGGATGAAGCTAAAAATAGTATATTTAATTTAAGTAAAATATACGAGCAGATTGATTTTAACGAATCTGCTATTCGTGATGGCTTAGTAACAAAAGGATCATTTAGTTGGGAAAACGGTATTAAAGATAGCAGAGTAATATTTTCACCTAATCCATCAGGTAGGTTTTTGGTTAGCTGGACCCCTCCTAAAAACCTAGAAAACAATGTAATAATAAAAAATGGAATGAAATATCCTGGTAATGAGCATATGGGCGCATTTGGGTGTGACTCGTATGATATATCAGGAACAACAGACGGAGTAGGTTCTAAAGGCTCATTACATGGCCTTACTAAATTTAGCATGGAAGATGCCCCGCCTAATACATTTTTTTTAGAATACGTGGCAAGACCTCAAACTGCTGAAATATTTTTTGAGGATGTATTAATGGCTATCATATATTATGGTATGCCAATATTAGCAGAAAATAACAAACCTAGATTGTTATATCATTTAAAACGAAGAGGTTATAGAGGATTTTCAATGAATAGACCTGATAAAATTTGGAATAAATTATCTGTAACAGAAAAAGAAATAGGCGGAATACCTAACACATCTGAAGATATAAAGCAAGCTCACGCTGCAGCAATTGAAACATATATAGATAAATATGTTGGTTATAATGAGGAGGGTAGCGGTAATATATATTTTAATAGAACATTAAATGATTGGGCAAGGTTTGATATAAACAAAAGAACAAAATATGACGCAACTATTAGCTCTGGGCTCGCTATCATGGCTTGCAATAGGCATTTATATCATCCGAAACCGAAGTATGAAAAACAATCATTAGGAATACAAATAAAAAGATTTAATAATAAAGGAATGCATTCGCAAATAATTAAATAGCATGGCTGAAACAATTTTAAAAAGTTCATTTCCAAGTCAAATAGCAAGCGATGCTGAGAAGGCTAGTTTAGAATATGGATTAAAAGTAGCTCGTGCTATTGAACACGAATGGTTTAAAAGAGACTCTGGTGCTACGCGTTTTTATTCTAATAGAGATGAATATCATAGACTCAGACTATATGCTAGAGGTGAGCAGTCTGTAAAAAAATACAAAGATGAATTATCAATTAATGGTGATTTGTCTTATCTTAATTTAGATTGGAAACCCGTACCAATTATTCCTAAGTTTGTAGACATTGTTGTAAATGGCATGTCAGATAGACTTTATGATATTAAAGCATTTAGCCAAGACCCGTCTTCTGTTAAACAACGTACTAAATATGTTGAATCAATAATTGCTGATATGCAAACAAAAGCAATATCAGATCAGATTCAAGAACAACTTGGTATTAATGTATATAATAACGACCCTGAAAAACTTCCTGAAACTGAAGAAGAATTATCATTACACATGCAGCTTGAATATAAGCAAGCAATTGAAATAGCTGAAGAACAAGCTATAAATTCTGTAATGAATGCTAATAATTATGAATTAACTCAGCGTAGAATTAATTATGATTTAGTTACAATTGGTATTGGTGCGGCTAAAAATGAATTTAATACTTCTGAAGGCATTAAAGTTAAATATGTAGATCCTGCTGATATTGTTTATTCTTATACATATTCACCTTATTTTGATGATATATATTATATTGGTGAAGTTAAAAGTGTAACAATCAACGAGTTAAAGCAACAATTCCCGGCATTAACAGAAGATGATTTAAATGATTTAACTAAACAAGGCACACAAACATCTGCATCGCACAATCGTTTTATAAATGAAGATAGTGTACTTGACGCAAATACAATTCAAGTTTTATATTTTAATTATAAAACATATAATAATGAAGTATTTAAAGTAAAGAAAACAGCTAGCGGTGCTGATAAAGCAATTCCTAAAAGTGATCAATTTAATCCGCCAAAAGATGATAGAGCAAGATTTTCAAAAGAAGCAAGATCTATTGAGGTAGTATATGATGGAGCTTTTGTATTAGGGACAAAAAGAATACTAAAGTGGGAGTTAGCTAAAAATATGATACGCCCTAAAAGCGATACAACAAAAGTAATGTTAAATTATCATGTTGTTGCTCCTCGTATTTATAAAGGACGCATTGAGTCACTTGTAAGCCGTATTACTGGTTTTGCTGATATGATACAGCTAACGCATTTAAAACTGCAACAAGTAATGTCAAGAATGATTCCAGATGGGGTATACCTTGATGCTGATGGTTTAGCAGAAATTGATTTAGGTAATGGTACAAACTATAATCCGCAAGAAGCATTAAATATGTTTTTTCAAACGGGTTCTGTTATTGGTAGATCAATGACAACAGAAGGTGATATGAATCCTGGTCGTGTACCAATTACTGAATTAACATCAAATGGCGGTAATAATAAAATAAGTTCACTTATAAGCACTTATAATTATTATTTACAAATGATCCGTGATGTAACAGGTTTAAATGAAGCAAGAGACGGTTCAACACCTGATGCAAATGCTTTAGTGGGCGTACAAAAGCTTGCAGCTGCAAATTCAAATACAGCTACAAGACATATATTACAATCAAGTTTATATTTAACAGCAAAAACTGCTGAAGCAATTAGTTTGCGCATATCAGATGTATTAGAGTTTTCGCCTACAAGAGATGCTTTTATATCAAGCATAGGAAGATTTAATGTTGGTACGTTAGAAGATATTAAAAATATGCACCTACATGATTTTGGTATTTTTATTGAATTAGCACCGGACGAAGAGGAAAAACAAATGCTTGAAAATAATATACAGCAAGCATTAGCCAAAGACCAAATATATCTTGAAGATGCAATTGATATTAGAGAAATTAAAAATATTAAACTTGCTAATCAATTACTAAAAGTAAGACGTAAGAAAAAACTTGAACAAGATCAACAAGCACAGCAACGTAATATTCAAGCCCAAGCAGATGCTAATTCACAAAATACACAAGTAGCAGCTCAAATGGAAATTCAAAAGAATGAAGCAATTACAGGGCAAAAAGTTCAACTCATTCAAATTGAAAATGATCTTGAAATGCAAAAAATGATGCAAGAAAAAGAACTTAAGAAAGAACTTATGAAATATGAGTTTGATCTTAATATAGCTCTTAAGGATAAAGAGACTGACATGCTTACTGATAAAGAAAAGTATAAAGAGGATCGTAAAGACGAAAGAACTCGTATACAAGCATCACAACAATCTAAACTTATAGAGCAAAGAAAAGATAAAAAAGGTGAACAAGAATTTGAATCTGCTGGAAATGATACAATGGGTAGCGGATTTAATTTAGAAATGTTTGAACCTAGATAATTTTTATTTAACCAATTTTATATTATTTTATTATGGCTGAAGAAGCAAACAACGTTGAAGAAACTGTACAAGAAACAGTTGAGCAACAAGTAGAAGAACAACCAAAGGTAGAAGTTCAAGAAGAAGAGAAACCTAGCAATGTTACTGTTGATGATGATGGTACCATTAAAATAGATTTAAGACAACAACCTCAAACCGAAGAAACAGATGCCGTTCAAGAGCAAGAAACAACAAGCGTGGATGTGGGCGAACGAACCGAAGATAGCGCGGAAGTGGACCAAGAAATACGGTCCGATAACAATGAAAGTACAGCAGAAGAGCAAGTCCTCGAGCTCGTACAAGATGAAGAAACGGTAGAACAAGAAGCTACATTAGCGGATAAAATAAAAGATATTCCTAATAAGCTTAAAGAACAAGAGGAAGATGTAAATAATAATCAAGAAACCAATCAGTTACCAGAAAATATTGACAAATTAGTCAAATTTATGGAAGAGACTGGTGGAACGCTTGAAGATTATGTAAGTCTTAATAAAGACTATGATAGTATGGATGACATGCAACTTTTGCGTGAATACTATCAACAAACTAAACCGCATTTATCAACTGATGAAATTGATTTCTTAATTGAAGACAATTTTTCATATGACGAAGAAGTTGATGAAGAGCGAGATGTAAAAAGAAAAAAATTACTATTTAAAGAATCAATTGCTGAAGCTAAATCAAATCTTTCTAATCTGAAGAATCAATATTACGATGACCTTAAGTTAAGTTCAAAGTTAACTCCAGAACAAAAAGAAGCGGTTCAGTTTTACAACGATTATAAAGTTGAACAAGAATCAACACAAAAATTGCGTGAACAGCAACGAAATGTTTTTGAACAGCAAACCAATAAATTATTTTCAGATGAATTCAAAGGTTTTGAATACAAAGTTGGAAGTAATAAATATAGGTTTAATGTAAAAGATATTGGTAATGTTAAATCATCTCAATCAGATATAAATACATTGGTTAACAAGTTTGTTAACGAGAATAATGAATTATCTGATGCAGCTGGTTATCACAAAGCATTATTTACTGCTATGAATGCAGATGCTATTGCAAACCATTTTTATGAACAAGGAAAGGCAGATGCCGTTAAAGAAACTATGGCAAAATCTAAAAATGTAGATATGTCGCCTCGCCAAGGTCATGAAGCGGTTACAACAAATTCTGGATTTAAAATCCGCGCAGTTAGTGGTGATGACAGTTCTCGATTAAGAATTAAAATGAAACAATAACAATAAAAAATAATTAAAAATGGGATTATTTGAAACAGGTGGATCGTTTCCAGCAGGATTAACGCCTTCACCTACTAAATCACTTTTCTCAGGTAACTACCTGACTTTTGACTCTGCCACTGGTGGCGGAACATTTGCACAACAATTTTTACCAGACGTATACGAAAAGGAAGTTGAGCGTTACGGAAATCGCTCTGTTTCTTCTTTCTTGCGCATGGTAGGAGCTGAAATTCCTTCTGCTTCAGATCAAGTTATCTGGTCAGAGCAAGGAAGACTGCACATTGCTTATGATGCTGCTGCTGCTAATACAGGAACTAATGTAATCACAGAGGCTGGACATGCTGTTCGCGCTGGACAAACTGTAGCTGTTGCTGAGGGACTTGTAACTGTAAAAGCAGTTGTTATTTCTGTAACTACAGATACATTTACAGTTGCTCCTTATGCTGAGCAAACACTAGATGCTGCTGGTTTATCAACTGGTGCTGCTGTGGCTGTAAAAGTATTTGTTTACGGTTCTGAATTTGCTAAAGGTTCAGCTGGTATGACAGGATCTGTAGATGCTGGTTTCCAACAGTTTAGCAACTCTCCAATTATTATCAAAGATAAATATTCTATCTCTGGTTCTGATACTGCACAAATTGGATGGGTTGAAGTAACTACTGAAAACGGTGCTTCTGGATACCTATGGTATTTAAAATCTGAGCACGAAACTCGTTTACGTTTTGAAGACTACCTTGAAATGTCAATGGTTGAAGGTGAATTAGCTGCTACTACTGGTAATGGTTCTGAAGCTAACGATCAAGGATATAAAGGTACTGAAGGTCTTTTTGCTGCTATTGAAAGCCGTGGAAATATCTATCAAAACTTTAATTCTGGTGAAGCTACACTAAGTAACGCTGGATCTGATAGAACTGCTCTTCAAGATTTTGATGAAATACTTAAAAACCTTGACAAGCAAGGAGCTATTGAAGAAAACATGCTTTTCTTAAACAGAGCTACTGCGCTTGCTTTTGATGATATGCTAGGAGCTGTAAATGCTCACTATAATGGTGGAACTTCTTATGGAGTATTCAACAATAGCGAGGATATGGCACTTAACCTAGGATTTAGCGGTTTCCGCAGAGGTTCTTATGACTTCTACAAAACTGACTGGAAATACTTAAACGATGCTGCTACACGTGGGCTTACTGAAGATATTGATGGTGTAATGGTACCCGCTGGTACTTCAACTGTATACGATCAGCAACTAGGTAAGAACATTAAGCGTCCTTTCCTACACGTACGCTACAGAGCTTCTGAAGCTGATGATAGAAAAATGAAATCTTGGATCACTGGATCTGTAGGTGGAGTTTATACTTCTGACGTTGATGAGATGAATGTACACTTCTTGTCTGAAAGATGTTTATGTGTTCAAGGAGCAAACAACTTTACTTTATTTAAGTCTGTTACTCAAGGAGCATAATTATTAATGTAAGGATGGGGCGTCTTTTGGGCGCCTCTATCTTTGCTTTTTATCAATTTTATTATATTATATTATGGCTAAGAAAAAAGAAGCTGTAGAGAGCCCAAACGCTCCTGTAGCACAAGTGATTGAAACATCACAACCAACAAAACCTATTCAAAAAAAAAATGAATGGGAAATTAAAGATAGAACTTATATTTTAATAGGTAATAAAGCGCCTATAACTTTTACCCTTGCATCAAAACATCATAGCAGAAATCCTTTAATGTGGTGGGATGAAGAAAAAAGTATTAGTAGAGAATTAAGATATGCTTCTAATCAAAACTCACCGTTTAAAGATGAACAAAATGGTTTTTCAACTTTAAAGCATATTGTTTTTAGAAATGGTTCATTATTGGTGCCAAAAGCTGATCAAGCTTTACAAAAATTATTATCATTATATCATCCTCAAAAAAATTTAACATATTATGAGGTTGATGCAGTTGCTGAGGCTAAAGATGATTTACAAGATCTTGAACTTGAAATTACAGCACTTAATTTAGCACGTGATTTAGATATAGAACACGCAGAAGCTGTTCTAAGAGTTGAACAGGGTTCAGGAGTATCAAAAATGACTTCTTCGGAAATTAGAAGAGATCTATTGTTATTTGCAAAAAGAAGTCCTGCAGCTTTTGTTTCACTAGTTGAAGATGATAATGTACAGCTTAGAAATTTTGCTATTAAAGCAGTAGAAGCTGGAATTATTAATTTATCAGGTGATCAAAAATCATTTCACTGGACAAGTAATAATAAAAAATTAATGTCAGTACCTTTTGAAGAAAATCCATATAGTGCGTTTGCATCGTATTTAAAAACAGATGAAGGTGTTGAGGTTTATAAATCAATAGAAAAGAAAATTTAAATAAACCACTTTAGTGATAGGGTCACTTAGGTGGCCCTTATCATTATAACATAAAAAATATGATTAGCGTAGATACAGTATACCAAAGAGTATTAGCAATCCTAAATAAAGAAAATAGAGGATATATGACTCCGCAAGAATTTAATCTTCTTGCTAATCAAGCTCAACTAGAAGTATTTGAGCAATATTTCTACGACTTAAATCAATTTAACAGAATGGGCGAAATTACCAATGAGTTCGCTAATATAGTTAAAAACATAAAAGAAAAAATAAATTTATTTAAAACAAATGCTACTTTAACTAAAAGTAGTGATAAATTTATTTTGCCTAATAATTTATATAGATTAGGCACAGTATACTATAATGATTATATAGAAGTTGAAGAAGTAAACGAAAATGAATTACTTTTTATTAATCAATCTCCACTTACAAGACCAGATTCTACAAGACCTTTATATGTAAGAACAGGCGATCGTATAGCCGTATATCCATCTGGTATTACTTCAAGTATTAAATGTTCACTTATAATTTCTCCTGCTAGACCTAATTGGGCATATGAAGAGATTAATAATACACCTATGTATGATGCAACAAACTCAACTGATTTTGGATTGCATGAATCTGATGAAACCACAATAGTATATAAAATATTAAGTTATGCTGGATTAGTTATAAAACAACCTGAAATTAGTCAAGTTGCTGAGCAAAAAGATAGTATTAAAACCCAAAAAGAAAAATCATAAAGAATGGCTTTAGCAAAATACACTCCAAAAGATTATTACAATGGTAAAAATAAAGGCTATTATCAGTTTATAACACTTTCTGATATTATAAGTAATTTTATAGTTTCTTATGTTGGTGATGATAAAATTATAAAAAGTACAAAAAGACCAGAGATTGCTTATCACGCTCAGCGCACTTTACAAGAATTGAGTTATGATACTATTGATAATATAAAGGCAATTGAAGTTGAAGTACCGCCTTCATTATCCATACCTATTCCTCATGATTTTGTAAACTATGTAAGAATAACTGCTGTTGATGAAGCTGGTATTGAAAGGCCATTGAAACCTGTTGATATTACATCAGCACCAACTCCAATATTGCAAGATGATAAATATAACTATCTTTATGATGATAAGGATAATTTATTAATAGCAACAGAAAGTGAGGCTGTAAAAAGATTTAAAGATAATAAATCTGGCGAAAATAAACTGCAAGACGCAAGTGAACTCACTTATCTTGAAGAAGGTTATGGTTATAATGTGGATTATGGAAAAAGATACGGTATTGATCCACAACGTGCGACAAAAAACGATTTATTTGTTATAGATCAAAGAAGAGGTGTAATATCATTTAGTAGTGGTGTTAAAGGTAAGATATTAATAATTAAATATGTATCTGATGGTCTTAACATTGATGATGATTCTAAAATACACAAGTTTGCAGAAGAAGCCATGTACAAATCAATAGCACTTGCTATTATGTCTGCGAAAACAAATATACCTGAATATCAAATAAATAGACTTAAAAAAGAAAAGAAAGCTGCTATGCGCACCGCTAAGTTACGTCTTGCTAATATAAATATAGAAGACTTAACTCAGGTAATGAGAGGTAAATCGAAACAAATTAAACATTAAATATGGCAGAGCTTAAGCATACTTTTACGTCCGGTCGAATGAATAAAGACTTGGACGAAAGACTTATTCCTAATGGAGAGTATATTGATGCACAAAATATACAAATATCTTCATCTGAAGGTTCTGATGTTGGCGCTATTGAAAATTTATTAGGTAATGAAAAATTATCTAAATTAAATTTAAAAAACGCAAAAACACTAGGTAGTATTGCTTATAACTTAAAAGATAAAATATATTGGATTGTTACATCAGACAACATAGATGGTATATATGAGTTTGATGAAAAACAACAAACGGTATCTCCTATATTAATAGATAGCAAAGAAACTAAATCTATTAATTTAAATAGTGCCGCTGTGTATAGCAACGTTGATAATGAGCTTATTATAGATAGTTTTAATTTGGGTAGCATTAAAGAATTGATTGGTAATGATTTACCGGGTGCTATTGATGAGGAAAAGTTAGTAAAAAATAATATTTACATTTCTTCTGTTGATCCATATATAAGAATATCTATACCAAAAAATACTGTTATAAAAAAAGATACAAATGGAAAAATTGTATTTAAAAACGTAGAATATAACGGTAAAAAATATAGGGTTGACTTTAAAGCTACGTATACTTCAAATGGTATATTAAATTTTTCTAAAAACAATTTAATTACTGGTATAAATATAGTAGATGATCTTTTGTTTTGGACTGATAATCTTAATCAGCCAAGACGCATAAATATATCTTCATTTAAAAAGCATACTGACGATGAGTTTAACAAAGACACACAAATAGAATATGCTGAAAAAGATCCTACAACCAAACAAGTAACAAAACTCAAAAGAAACTTTACCGAAGATGATATTTCTGTAATTAAGAAATCTCCTATGTATGCACCGTCTATGGAATTATATGATTCTGTAACAGATGGTATAGTTGATATTAAATATACTTTAAATTTATCAAACTTATACATAGGTCAAATATTTACGTTGAGTAGTTTAACTAATGTGCCGTCTTGGGTTGTTGGTGATTTTGTTACAATACAATCTGATGCCGCTGACTTTGTTTTAGACGCATCGGTAAAATCTGTTACAGATACAGCGGTTGAATTAAGTCTAGCTACTATATCTGGCGATATTGATAATATATCATATGACTGTAATATAAATCTAAAACAAAAGAAAGCTTTATATGAACTTAATTTTGTAAGATTTGCATACCGTTGGAAATATAAAAACGGTGAATACTCTACATTATCACCTTTTACAGAGCCCGCATTCATTCCGAATGAATTTAAATATGACGGAAAAGAAGCTTTTAATTATGGCATGATTAATAAGCTACAACGTGTTATATTAAATAACTTTGATTTAGGTAAGGATGATATAGCTGAAATAGATATATTATTTAAAGAAGGCCGTAATCAAAACATATATGTTCTTAAAACAATTAAAAAGTTAGATTTTACTAATGAGTATATAATTACTAAAGAACAAATACATTCTGTAATACCTAATAATCAGCTATTAAGAGCATGGGATAATGTACCTAAAAGAGCCAAAGCACAAGAAGTTACAGCTAATAGAGTTATATATGGTAATTATACACAAAACTATGATGTATATAGTGAACCGGATATAAGTGTATCTACTGTGGCTAGACAAGATGATTTAAATAGAACAATAAAGTCTAATAGAACATATCAAATAGGTGTAGCTTACATAGATGAATATAATAGGCACACACCTGTTCTCTCTAATGATACTGGAGCTTTTGAAATTACAAAAGATAATTCTGTATTAAAAAATCAATTTTCTTTAACCCTTAATAACCAACCGCCTGCATGGGCTAAGCATTTTAAATATTACATAAAAGATACTTCTGGCGAATATTATAATTTATCTGCAGATAGATATTATAAAGATACAGAAAATGGATTTACTTATATATCATTTCCATCATCAGATAGAAACAAAGTAACTAATGACCACTATCTTATATTAAAGAAAAATCATGGAGATAATAATCCAGTTTTAGAAAAAGATAATAGATATAAAATTATTGATATATTTTCTGATCCTCCAGAATTTATAACAAATAGGAAACGTGTTGTATATTCTTTAGGTGATATTGTATTTACTGATGACTATGCTGGATCTGGCGGAGGCACAACTATTACTAATAAAGCAGATGCCGAAGGAAATGCGCCATTAAAAGATTATGCTACTATTCAAATTAAACAAGCAAACTCTAGCGCAGATGGGGTTAGCTTAGATGATGCAAATGAAATTAAACCTGGAAGATATATTTCTTTTGAATACTTGGGTAAGGAGTCTAAAAAATATAAAATAAAAAGATTATCACAACATCCATCTGGAGATAATGAAATTAAAATTGATTTTGAAGAACCTTTTGGTGACGACGTTGAAATAATTTATAATAAAAATACTGGTAATTTAGGAGACGTAACTACTAATTTTGGCGTTAATATGAATATTTCAGAAGAATATTCAGCCGCTGGAGATAAAGAATTTGATGGAAGATTTTTTATTAAATTAAAAACAAATTCTGTTTTAGAAAATTCTATAATATCTCAGACTATTGGAGGTGTTAGTTATTTAGCTAAAAAATCAATACCACTTATTGGAGTTTATTCTAAAAACGATGATAATGGAACCGGTAGAAGAGGTGAAAATAGTTGGTTTAATATAAATAGAATTAAAGACAACGCATCAAGAGACCCTAAAAATGAATTTGTTGTTTCTGATGGTGGTACAGCTATACCAGGTAATACACCTGAATCTGGTAAAAGAGTTGTAAAAGGTAGTTTAGAGTATAATATTACTTTAGAGTCAGCTACTGAACACATGCACAGAAGCGTTGATAGCTTAGCTAAACTAGCTAAAATTGGAAATTTTGTAAGATTTGTAAATGCTGATGGAACACCTCACCATGATACCGTATATGAAATTGGAAACGTATCTGTTGATTCATATGAAACAAAATACGGAGCTAGTGGGCCTTTTTCAGCTAAAGGAGACATAAAAAGAATAAGCTTTAGATTTGTTGATGAAAATGGTGATTTTAAAGCTTTAGATGCTAATGTTGTAAAAAGAGGTGACGATACTTGGGGTGAAGAACCTCAAATGGAAATATTACAAGAATTAACTGAAGAAAATGTTTTAATAAAAGATCCAGCTATATTTGAAACTGAGCCATTAGATAGAAAAACAGAGCTTGATATATATTACGAAACTGAAAAAGCAATATCAATTGAAGAGCATGGACAAACCCATATATTAAACTGGTATAATGCTATTTCTTTTGGTAATGGTGTTGAATCTAACCGTATTAGGGATGATTTTAACGCGATATTTATTGATACAGGTGTTAGAGCATCAACTGTACTTGCTGAACCGTTTAAAGAAGAGCATAAGTTTAATGGATTAATTTGGTCTGGTATTATTAATTCAAGATCAGGCACAAATCAGTCTAACCAATTTAATATGGCAAACGCTATAACGAAGGATTTATTACCTTCTTATGGTAGTGTACAAAAGCTATTTGCTAGAGACGGCGATATTGTTATTTATTGTGAAGATAAAATTGTAAGGGCTTTAGCAGATAAAGATATACTCTACAATGCTGATGGGTCCGCAAATGTTACAGCAAGTAGAAATGTAATAGGTAATGTAATCCCTTTTGCTGGAGAATATGGTATATCACAAAATCCCGAATCATTTGCTTTTTATGGTTTTAGAGCATATAATGCTGATCCAAAACGCGGTGTTGTATTAAGATTGTCGCGAGACGGAATTACACCTATTAGTGCTGCTAATATGGGGAGTTATTTTAGAAATACATTGTTTGGTTATGACAATGAGATAATAGGTTCTTACGATAATAGAAATAAATTATATAACTTATCATATGGTAATGACACTATATGTTTTAGTGAAGATATAAATGGCTGGGTAACTTTTAAAAGCTTTTTACCACAAAATGGTGTATCATTAAATAATGTATATTATAGTTATTATGATGCTGAATTATGGCAACACGACTTTGTAGATGCTATAAGAAATAGATTTTACGGTGAACAGTATTATTCATCAATTGAACTCAACATAAACGATAATCCTTCTGTAGTTAAAAAATATAAAACTTTAGGGTATGAAGGGACTAAAGGATGGAAAGCCAGTGTTATCACTGACCAACAAACAAGTTCAGAATTAACTTTTAAAGAAAAAGAAAACAAATATTTTGTAAATATAACTGGCGAAGCTAAAGAGCTAGGCAGCATTGATACAAAAAACTTTTCTGCACAAGGCTTAGGTAGATCAGTCAGAAAAACATCAATATCATTTACAACAGGTAATGTAGTTGCTGGACAAAACGGTGAAATAATAATATTAGGCGCTGGTAACACAGCTATTGGACCCGACTACATTATAACAGGTGAAAATATTATATATACACCTAATCCCGATGGAACAATAACAGTCAATGGAACTAATGTTGGAGGTTCGAGCGGTACAGGTAATACTACTGGCGGCACAACAATTTCTACCGGTGGTAGTACAGTTACAGTTAATGATACCGCATCAAATACAACAGGAGATTTTAGTGATACTGGGGGCGGTAACACTACTGTAAATGATGAAGATCCTTATGTTGATCAAGTAGGTGACGTAGGAAATACTACAACTACATTAGACTTAGATTTAAATGGTACTGGTTTTTACACTAAACCTGTAGAAATAACACAGAAACCTGGTGAGCAAATATCACAAGCTGTATTTACAATATATCCTGAAGACGGTTATCAAATAACAGCATCTGATTTTGTTTCATCAGAAGTAGATTTAAATGGTAATAACAATATAGTATTTGAGCAAGATGGTAACAATGTAAAAGCTACCGTTACAATTAATGAAAATCAAAGCTCAGACGATAACACTTTAATTTATAATGTTACTGCAACTGCTGATAAAAAACCTATAGAGATTAAAGGTACTCCACAATTAAGTCTTACTAATGCAACTATAGACAATACAGATGTTGATAGTTATCAAGTTAGTGGTAGCTATGGTGAAGAAAAAATTATTTCTGAAAGGATTATAACTGCCGATGATGGTTATTATTTAACAGCTGATTCTATTACTGTAGATAATCCTAATGTAATTTTAGAAAAAATTAAATTATCTGATAAATCTTATAAGATAATAGAGACTGTGTTTGTACCTAAAAATGCAACAAGTAATAATAATTATACTATTACAGTTACACCATTAGAGGTTGTATTACCAGATCCAAAAATTATATCTAAAACAATAAATACAAGTGTAATTCCTAATATTGCAGAAACCAGAGAACTTGTAGTTAATGGAGAGCAAAATGCTGAATTTGAAGTTGTATTATCTGATACATCTGGTTTAATATCAAAAGAAAGTTATACTATTGATGTAACTGGTAAAAAAACAATACCTTTAATATTTGATAGTTCTGATGCTGCAGAGACTTATACATTAAAAATAAATAACATAACAGGTACAGATGTAGATACTGGTTTTGGTAATCAAACAATAACATTGACTCGAAACCAAAAAGGTAGAAAAACAGCAACGTTTTTAGTTAAATACTCTAACACTATAAATAACACTTTTTCTATTGAAGATTACATAGGACAAGGTACAAATAGACAATTTACATTTGATTTAACTCTTCCAGCTGGAACTTATACTATAGGAAAACAACCGGCATCAACAGATGTTGTTCTTGGAGATAATAATAATGGTGCTTTTGTGTTATTAAATAATATAGAGTTTGATGCTGTAAATACAAACGTACTTACTGTTTCTGGTACTTTATTTGTTAGCAATTTTCAAGAAGATGAAACTTACACTTTAGATATATCACCGTTTGTTGGAAAAGATGTTACAACAACATTTGCATCTTCTGTAAACGCTAGTGACGGGAATCCTGCGGGTAATTTTACAATAGCAGCTACATCGTATACTGTTGATGGTGGATCAGGCTTGAATTCAACTCCTGCTGAAACAGAGTACTTTTTTACATTAACACCCTCTGCTTCATTTGAATTTGACAGTACTATTGATGCTGATGATTTTGTATTGTTAGATTCTAGTAATAATAACGTAACTGCTGATTATGCTGCGAATGGAGAATTATTATTACGTAAAGTTGGTGATACAATAGAGGTTGGCTTTAAATCAAAAACTTTTATACAGCCTTCAGCGACATCTACATTTACTTTAAGACCAAAAGTTGGTGTTACATTAACTCAAGCTGAGGTTACAACTAATGTAACTAAATACACTTTAAAAGTAAATATTAATTATACGGTAGACGGTGTTTTAAATAATATAAATACAGCTACTAGAAGCAGAACTAATTTTGATTCTACAACAGCTACGTTATTTCCTATATATCAATCATTAACTCAATTAGCTAATTTAGGTATTATTGATACAACACAATTTACAGATAGTAATTTATTCTTTATAGATAACGCTAATAATACTGAAGTTACATTAGCCCCAGCAGGATCTTATACAAACGATAGTGGTAATGCAGTAACAACTACTGGTGAATTTGAATTTAACGCATCTAATAATTCTTTAATAACAAACTTGCTTGTTGATTTAAATAGTGATGCAACTATATCATTTAATGAAGTAAATGTAAATGTAAATTTAAATTCTAATAAAACGATAGATGCCAACGGTAATGTTATTACAAAATATCATTTAGTTGAAGTTAAATTAGCTGGATGTGCAGAGCAAGTTAATGGCCCTAATGAAAATGATAGATCTTGGTCACCAATAAATGAGTCTTCTAATGTATACCCAAAATACTATGCTACAAGTTCTTTGCTTGATGAAGATGTAAGAATATTTGTTAGAAATAATTCAAATGAAACAATACCTGGCAACTTAGCTTCGTTTACAGCAACTAATCTGATACAAAAAAATAATGAAAAATTATTTACAGTAAGTACTAAAAACATAACTTCAGGCACACAAGCAGGGTGGTTGTTTAACAAGGGTGTTTGTTCTTTAGATGGTTCGCACTTAAAATTATTTACAAACACTAAGAAGCACGAGCTGTATAATGATATAATAAAATACAGTTATCCTATTAGTAGTACTATATTTAAAAATGAAAAGCAAACTTTAACAGGTAGTATTAAGATAGATAATAAAGCAAATTATGATGCTATAGTACAGGACATATCCTCAAAAGGTTTTAATATAAAGCCAGTACAAGGGGCATCAATAGACGCTAATGCTTTAACTTTTACTTATGATGCTTATTTTGATAATAATGGTAATTCTAGTTTTGATTTTAATTTATTACGAGGAGCGGACGAATATAAATTAGACTTTACTTTTGATGATGTTACGGCAGACAGCACATTCAATAAATTATCTGGTACATCGTATGAAATGAGAAGAAGAGCAATTGATGATCAAGATAATAACGATCATATTGCGCAAAATACATTGAATCAATACAACGTAATAGAAGACTACAATACTACAGTTGCTCTTGATAGATATGATGATGGATCAAGTAATTTTGATAGTACGGCTAATAGAATAACAGATAATGCGCCAGCCGGTGGTGGTGTATATGGGTATACTGCAGATGCCACTAATATAAAAATTATACCTCAACAATATTTAGATAATAATAATGTTTTAGAGTTTTTAAATGGAACAACATTTGCTAAATTAGGTGCTTCTAATTTTCGATGGAATGTTTCAGCAACGCCAAATGTTCCTGATTTATTAAGAAATGGTGATTATTTTGATTTAGACATTAGATCTACAAGTGCTGGGCCTTTAGGAAATACAACTTATACAAAAACAGGTTATACAGTGGTATTATCGGCTCCTTCCGCCGCTACCGCTGATTATGCGTCTTTTATTGGATTATGGGTTGCTATTAACAACGGAGATATAACAAGTTTAAAAATTCCTATAGATTTGGTTTCCCCTTCATCTAAAGCATTAAATAATGAAGATATAGTTACAACAGAAAGAGTATCTATTGATATAGCAGGAACTATTATAAATACAACTTTAGATATAGGCGGTGGTTATGCTGCGTTAGAAGAAACCGGGTGGTGGCCAAGTTCGAATAGTAGAGTAAACCGTTGGAAAAATTATTATATTGGAGGGGGGAATAATGTATATATTTCAGAAACTCAAGGACCTGATGGATTGATAGCATTACCAAATTTTGCAGGTATACAATTTAGTTTTGGAATTACAACAAAACGGCTTACAGATTCTAAAAGTCCAATTTTAGCTTTTGGAAAAGTTCCTTTTTCTATTTATTCTTTTAAAAGTGTTAGCAGTAGTAAACTAATCAATAGTGCTACAAATTATTCATTTTCACAAATTGATTACCAAAAAGGAAATCGATGGGATTACACTTATCATGAAAAAAATAATTTATATATTACTAATAAAATGATGGGAAATCAAAGTATTCATGGTACATATAATCCCTCTAATCTAAATTATCTAAAATTTAAAATGGCGTAATAAATGGCAAATTTAACTATAAACTTCAATCAAAAACTAAACACATCACTGCAGACAGGTGACATTGTTTATTACAAAAAAAATAATCAATTAGTTGAATTAGGTAGTTGTATTGCAATTTCATCTGATAAATATAGTTTTACTGTTGATGTAGATTCAACAACGCCAAGGCCTGCAATAGGTGATTACTTTATGTTTGCTAAAAATAATGTAATAAATAGTAATGGTGTACTTGGCTATAACGCTAATGTTAAAATGACAAATAATTCAACAGATTTTACTGAATTATATGCAGTAAATTCTGAAATAAATATAAGTAGTAATTAAAAATAAAATATTATGCCTTTACCATTAATAGCAGCAGCTGCTCCTGGAATTATAAAAGCAGCGGGTTCTCTTATAGGAAGTAAAGCTAGAAAAGAAGAACAAGAATCTGCTAAAGCAGAATTAGCTCAACGAAGACAAGCTTACGAAACATTTGAGTTTAAGGACCCTTCAGCTCAAATGACAAACCCTTTTGAAGACTTAACTGTTAATCAACAACAAGCACAGTTTCAAGCTCAACAACAGCAACAAGGTTTAGCTAGTACACTATCTGGCATGCAAGCTGCGGCTGGGGGGTCTGGTATTGCAGCATTGGCGCAGGCAATGGCTGGGCAACAATCTCAAAATCTTCAGGCTGCGTCGGCAAGTATTGGACAACAAGAAGCTGCAAATCAAATGGCTGCAGGCCAAGGGCAAATGCAATTACAACAAGCAAGAGCGACCGGTCAACAATATGTCCAAGACAAGGAATTTGAAAGAACAGAAACATTATTAGGCATGTCACAACAAAGAAAAGCAGCAGCAGATGCAGCAAGGGCAGCAGCAACGCAGGACTTAGTTGGTGGTATTGCCGAAGCGGCAGGCGGTGCATTAGGAGCATTAGGTGGCCCAACAGATTTTAAAAAATATAATAAATCACAAAATACAAGGGGATCAATAAAATCAGTAACGTCTGGAAATGAATTACAAACTGCTGGGGCTCAAAAATTAACAACCCCTGGAATAAGTAAATACAATAGTCCAAGCTCAATGTCTATAAATGATGCGTTAAGAGCAAAACTAGGCGGATAAAAATAAAATAATATGGCAAATTTAGCATTAATAAGAGGCGCAGGGATTTCTGCAGACAGATATGTTAGTATAAGCAATGCTGTAGACAGGGGTGTACGTACTTTTGAAACAGCCCAACAAAAAAGAGAAGCCGAAGCAGAAAAACTTAGACTAGAAAAAGAAAGAGAAGAATTAATAAAGGCTAAAGACTATAAAAGCTTAGGGGCTTTACAGACTGATAGTATACCTGAGGCTTGGCGAGGCTGGTATACACAGCAAGCTTTATCTGTTAAAGATGAAAATAGGCAATTAGTTAGTCAAAAAGGATCAATGAACCAATTTGATTATATGGATTCTTTATCTAATCAAAATAAAAAAATTGCACAAATGCAAGGCTCTATTAATGCTATAAAAGAATATTCACAAGCTTACAAAGAAATATCTGAAGGTGGTGATTTTTCAGATTCTTTAACAGCTGATGAAAAAGGTCTGATACAAGATATTGTGCAATTAAATGGTGAGCCAGTATTTAAAGATGGTCAAATGTATTTTAAAAGTAATACAACAGGTCAGGAAGTTTCTTTTGATGATTTACCTGAATTAACTACAAAAGATTATGAAACTCATAATAAAATAGAAAAAGATATTATAGGTATTGCAGAACAAGCAGCCTCTAAAGGAATGTTTATTGGAGGTGAAGATACTGAACAAAGTGCATATCTTGAACAAAAGATTGATAACTATTTTAGAAATCTTGAAATGCAACCAAAACAAGCTCTTTCACTAGCAACAGACTTTTTAAAAATGGGTGGGCCATTTGGAGAGTTAGCACCTATGTTTAAAACACTTACGGGCAAAAATGCTATTGACGCAAATAATGATGGAGAAATTGATGAAAATGAATATATACAATCATTTAAAGATATTGCTTTACCAGAAGACTTTGTTAATAGAGTTAAACAACAATATAAAACTATAGCTTTAAACACATCGTCTAATCTTAAAACCGAGTACGATAGGGTTAATAAAATTAAGGCTGAGCAAGCTAAAAGAAAAGGAGATTTAAATAAATGGGAGTTTGATGAATTAATGCGTCAAAGAGAATTAAAAGCGACTTCAGTATTTTTAAAACCTATAAAAAAATTTTTAGGGCCTAATGCAATAAATGAAAGTCAAGCAAAATCTTTTATTAACTATGCAAATACAAATTTACCCGGTCTTGAAATTTATCAAAATACACAAACAGATGATGATGGAGAACTTTTAAATCCAAATGCATATGTTATAGAAGTTGATGGTAAACAAAAACCATTTATTATAGGGGAAACAACTGGTGCGGCAATAGATAAATTTATTAAGGATTTATATGGTTATAGTATTACTGATCGTTTAACTATGTTCGGTGAAGAAGCAGAAGAAAAAGAAGAAGAATTTGATGAAACTGAATTTGAAATTTTAGATGATATTGATGTGCAAGGTACATTAAATGAAATAAACACTGCTAATACTTTAAGTGAATTAAATAAAGCTGATTCTGCTCAAAGAGCTAGACTTAGAATACAAAAAGAACAAGCTGGAATAAAATAAATAGAATTTAATATGCCTATATATACATTACCAAACGGAAAAAAATATAATATACCGGAAGATAAAGTAAATACTTTTTTAAACAAATTTCCAGAAGCAACAATTGATTCTTTGGGAAAGATAACTCCTCCGCGGGAAGATCAAATGGGTGCGCTTGCGGAGGTAAATGTAGCACCCACAAATATGGATTTGTCTTTGGAAATGCCTTCTTTGGGTTCACAAGAAAAAGACACAGCAATTGAAAGAGCTTTTGGAAAAAATTCTTTAACTGATTTTTTTGGTGATATTTACAGGGCTGCTAATAAAGGATTAGAACAATCTAGTTTAGTAGACCCTAGTATAAATTTATATAGAGAAGGGGCTGAAGCAGATGATGAAACTATTTTAAATTTTATAAAAGCCAATGAAGAAACTAATAAGAATATCATGCAATCCGACGAGATGCGTGAGTTTAATAAAATATATGAAGAAGAAGGGGGCGGCTGGTGGGGCTTTATAAAAGGTGCTGCTTTAAATCCGACCGTATTGACTCAAGAATTAGCTAGCTCTATTGCAATGCAAATTGGAGCATTAAAATCTGATGAAGTTGCAACAGCCGCAACAGCGGGATTAGGGGCAGGGGCTTTAGCTGGTGCTCCTTTTGCTTTAGTAGGCGCAATACCGGGGGGAATTGCTGGTGCAATGGGTGGAGCAATGGCAGCATTAGAAACTGGTTTAACATTTTCAGAATTATTAAATAAAGAATTAGGAGATAATTTAACAGTTGAAAATGTAAGAGCATTTTTACAAAATGAAGAAAAATTATCTGACCTTAAAAATAAAGCTTTAGGCAGAGGGCTAACTATTGGTGCAATTGAATTGGCTACAATGGGTATTGCTAAAGGTGTTGGTAGCAAAATAGCTAAAGCTGGATTTAAAAGAGCAGGTGTAGCCGCTGCTGGGGCTATTGGAGGTATTGAAATAGCCGGAGGAGCAACTGGAGAAATAGCTGGAAGATTTGTTGCTGGACAAGAAATGGACGCAGCTGAAATTGGGTTTGAAGCATTTGCAGGGCTTGGATCTGCTCCAATTAGCATTTTAGGACAGTCCAAAAACATTAGCAAAAGTATAACTAGATTAAAAATAGATAAAGAGCTTAAAAATACAAATTATAATAATGCTTCAGATTTATTTATTAATGAAGAAAAAACATCTGACGCAGCGATTAATTTAGCTAAAATTAAAAATGCTGAAACAATAGTTTCCGAGGAAATAAATAATAGAGCTAAAAAAGGCGAAATTACAAAAGAGCAAGCAGAAAAAGCTAAAGAAAATCTTGCTAGTACTACTTTTTTTAATAATATACTTGAAGACGTTAATGTTCCAGAAGCTAATAAGGCTGAAGTAATTGATTTATTAAAAGAGCAAAATGCTTTAAGAAATAAAATTAAAAAAGTTAACAATCCTAGCCTAACAAAACGCGATTCAAAAAGATTAGAAGAATTAGATAATAGAATTGATCAAATTATAACAGAAAAAAAATTAGAACAATCCATTCAATTTGCTGAAAAAGGCGCTAAAAAGTTAGGACTAAAAGTACAGTCGCTTAATAAAAAAGAAATTGCTAAAAAATATAAAGGCAGTAAAAAGCTTAATGATTACTTAGAATCTGATGGCTTTATAGAAAATGGGGTAATTACTATTAACACAGACACAGCAAAAGAAACACGCGCTGTAACAGTAGGTAGTCACGAACTTTTGCATGGGATTTTAAATAAAGAGCTAAAAGGAAAAGACAGAAAAAAAATAGTAGCTGAATTTAAAAATATAATTAGCAAAGATCAATTAGCTATAATTGAAGAAAGGCTGTTTGCTAAAAATGATAAAGGCGAGAGACTTTACAGTGATGAGTATTTAGAAAATGAAGGTATAGACGAATATTTTACTGCATTTTCAGATGCTATATTATTAGGCGATATAAAATATAACGAAAATATATTTACAAAGCTTGGGGATTTTATAAGGCCTATATTAAGAAAATTTGGATTTAGTAAAATAAAATTTGATTCTGGTAGAGATGTATATAACTTTCTTAAAGAGTATAATAAATCTGTAAAAAAAGGTGAGCTTTCAAAAGAATTATCAGGTATTCAAGCAGCTATTGAAAGTGATGTAGCACAATTTTCAAAATCAAAAGCTTCCGATAGAGTACAACAAATATATGAAGCACAAGGCGCCGCAAACGCGTTAGATATTATAGATGAGTTCAAGCCCATTGTAGACAGAATTGTAAATAAGTATCGCAATGTACCAGGCTTTGAATATCAACTACTAAAAGATGAAATAGAAACAGGCAAGCGTGGTATTCTTGACATGATAATGTCATATACCCCTGAAAAAGCTAAAGGGGCACCATTAGCCGGTTATATAAATAGTTTACTACCTAAAAGAGCAATTGAAGCAGCCCAAAGAGTTTTAGGTACTGAATTTACTGTTGATGTTACAGAAGCAAAAGGCGTTACAGACACAGTCACAGAAGACGTTTTAGAAGCCGCAGAAGAGACTAATGTTGCTGATGAAATAAAAAGCTTACGTAAAGAAATAGGATTACCAGAAGAGCTTGTAACTAAAGTTAAAAAAGCTGTAATAAAAACATTTGGTACTAAACTACCAAGCCCTGAAGATCCTAAATTTAAACTTGAATTACAAAAAGCATTTAGAACAGAGCTTAAAAAGCCTATAGCTAAATTTGTAGGTAGACAAGAAGATTATGAATTGTTTTTACGGGACAATTTTAAGGCTATATATGATAAATTACCTCAGTCTTTAATTAATAGAAGATTTAAAGACTTTGCTGAACCTGTTTTAGATAAAAGCGGCAAGCAAATGCGGGAGCGCACTGCAGAAGGTAAAAAAATATTTACAAAGAAAAAACTTACTACAGCTGAATTTATAAAATACTTTTTAGGTTCCGATGTTGGCCGATCAACGCAGGGAACGCGTAAAACAGCTATTGTTGAAGCTGTTGCAGAAGAAATTGCATTTGATGCTACAATGGAAGTTTTGCAAGATCCTGATGTTTTAAGTAGATACGAGGAAATTGCAGGTATTACTGAAATTACTTTACCTGAAAACTTTAAAGCATTAATTGCAAAACAAATAGATAGATCAGAAGGATTACAGTTTTCAAAATCATTGGCTAATGAAGCTAAACTTGAGTACAATTTAGAAAGACCAGATCTGGTTAAACTATTAGAAACTACGGACAGTAATAAATTACGTAAAAATTATCCATTAATAATGGATAGTATAATGCATGAATATGATGACAACACTGTTCAGTTTAGCCTTACAACTAAAGCTGAAGGCAAATGGATACAAGAGCCATTAAATCCATTAGATGAAAGTTCAAAATTATATAAATTTAAAGTAGGAGAAGTAGATTATGAAATAAAAACATTTAAAGACCCGGCTGCTTTTGATTATAGTGTATTTGAGCAAACAGAAGGTATTGGGCTACGTGAGGTTATTGACAATGATCCAAAGTCATGGGCTATGACTTTTGCAGATGCATTAGATGGCTCTACAGATATAACAGGGGTTGCAGTGGGAGGGCTTACTAACCAATTTAAAGTATTTGGGACTGTAGCTAATGCAACTATAGATTTAATTAAAAGCCAAAAATTAAATTCTATAACATTTACTGCTAAAGAAAAAAGCAGAAAAAGGTTATATAGATCTTTAAATGAAAAATTTGCTAAGGATTTAGGATGGGATACATATGATTATGAAATACGCACCCCAGATGGCGAAGAAACTGTATTTATAGCTTATAATCCAAAATTTACTGAAAATAGAAATATAGATTCCAATCCAGCTTCAGTACAATTTAGCAATACACCATCTGCTAATGATATTCTTAATAATACGGAAAAATGGAAAAAATATCAAAAAGAGGAGTTAAATAATGCTAAAATTTTTCAAGAAAAAGTAGGTAATATAAAAGCTAGATCTGGAAGTTTTTGGCCTTCTTGGATATTAAATACGAGTATTATACCTGGTTTTGATGAATTAAAGAAAAAAGATTCAAAAAAATCTAAAAATGTAGAAAAGCGTATTAATGATTTTAGAAAAAAAATAATAAATACTAAAATAAAAAATAAAACAAGTATACGCGAAAAATACAATGTATTTTTTTATAGGCCTAATAAAGCTTATGGAACTAATTATACTGAATTTATAAAACTTTTAAAAAGTGGTCAAATTTTTAAATTGCAACAGGCTTACCTAAATATTTATGATGATATGTGGGGTGCTTATTTTGATTTACTTAAAGAAAACCCTAATATATACGATTTTCTTGAAAGAACATTGCAAACTTCTAATAATGAAGTGGGGCACTGGCATAGACTAGGTGCTGAATTTATTGGAATTGACCCTGAAGCTATAGAAGACTTTGTTTTAGATAAAAATGGCAAAAAAATTAAAATTTATCGTACGGATAAAGACGGTAACATTAAACAATATTTTAAAAAGCAAACATACGAATTTGAGCATGCTGTTCAGAATCATATTGTATGGAAAAAGCTTTTAAATTTAGCTAAAGATCTTTCTAAAAAAGAAAATGGCAAACAGCTTTTTATGGAAGAAGTTCAAAAAGCAAAAGAAAATTATAAATTATTTGCTTTATCCGTTTCTGATGCAAGAAAAGTTGATAAGGCTGGGTATGGACAAAAAATGCCTAAAGATTGGAAAACATTTTTAGATAGATATTTTAATACTAAAGTAGCGGCAATAGATAATGGTATTGACCCTGGAAAAATTGTTTTTATAGAATACAAAAATGGCAAAGCTGAAATAAACGGTAATATTAAAGATGCGTTTAATATTAAAGATAATGAAGGCAAAACACAGTTTTCAAGATCATTAAATAAAGAATTTAATAAACTATTAGAACAATCAAGTGGTATCAGAGCTACAAAACAGTTTTCACCTATTGAAGCTAGAATTTTAGGTAAAGGTAAAGGCCGTAATAAATTCTTTATTCCTTATTCAGCTGATGATTTTGTTGGTTTGCTATACGCAACTTTAGCTGGTGGCAAAACCGGTGATCAACAAATGGAATGGTATCGTGAAAATCTGCTTAGACCATTTTCTCGCGGTATACAACAATACGAAGCAGCAAAACAGAATGCTCTTCGTGAGTGGCAGATTCTTAAAAAAGAAGCAAAGAAAAATGTACCTGGCGGATTAACAAAAAAGAACGCAACAGGTTTAACAAATCAAGACGCTGTTCGTATTTATATTTGGAATCAACAAGGTATGGAAATTCCTGATACAAAAGGAAGCCAAGCTCTTATTAATGAAAATATAAAAATTGTAAGAAAGAATAAAGAGCTTAAAGCATTTGCCGAAAGACTAATGGCTTTACAGCCAGAAGGTTATCCAGAACCATCTAAAAATTGGGATTCAGGTGATATTACTACAGACATTGTATCATATATAAATGGTGTTAAAAGAAGTGAATTTTTAACTGAATGGAAAAATAATGTTGATATTATATTTTCTGATAAAAATAAAGAAAAGCTAAGAGCTTTATATGGTGATAGATATGTTGAGGCTTTAAATGATATGCTTGACCGTATGCGTACTGGCACAAATAGAAAATTTGGTATAAGCAGAATTGAACAACAATTTATGGATTGGACTAATAATTCTGTAGGTGCTATTATGTTCTTTAATGCAAGATCTGCTGTACTACAAACATTATCTGCCGTTAACTTTATAAACTTTACAGACAATAATCCGCTCAATGCAGCATTAGCATTAGCTAATCAACCACAATATTGGAAAGATTTTGCTACGTTATTTAATTCAGACTTTCTTAAGCAAAGAAGGTCCGGTTTACAAACTGATGTAAATGCAGATGAAATTGCAAGAGCAGCTAAAGGCGCTGAAAATACAGCAAGAGCAGCATTGAGTGCAATACTTAAATTTGGATTTACACCAACACAAATTGCTGATAGTTTTGCAATTGCGTCTGGTGGTGCTACATTCTATAGAAATAGAATAAATAAATATTTAAAAGAAGGGTTATCACAACAAGAAGCTGAACAAAAAGCATTTACTGATTTTCAAGAAATTGCAGAAGAAACACAACAGTCTGCAAGACCTGATAGAATATCATCACAGCAAGCAAGCTCATTAGGACGTCTTATATTAGCTTTTGGTAACACACCTATGCAGTATGCTCGTTTAACTAAAAAAGCTACATTAGATTTAATTAATGGACGCGGTGATTGGAAGACGAATATAAGTAAAATTATGTATTATAGCGTAATACAGAATATTATATTCTCTGCATTACAACAAGGATTGTTTGCTTTATTATTTGACGATGAAGATGATGATAAAGAAAAATCAAGATTGTTTAGAATAGGCAATAGTAGTTTAGACACATTATTACGTGGGGTTGGGGTTTACGGTGCTGCGGCTGCTACTGTTAAAAACATGATCCTTGAAATAATAGACCAGCAAAAAAGCGGTAGACCTGATTATACTGAAGTTGTAATTTCAGCTACTGCAATATCACCTCCAATTAATTCTAAATTAAGAAAATTAAATTCAGCTGGTAAAACATTTACATATAAGCAATCTAAAGAAAAAGTATTTACTGAAGGCTTTAGTTTAGAAAATCCTGCATTTTTAGCTGGTGGCCAAATAATTTCTGCAGCAACAAACTTACCTGCTGATAGAGTTGTTTTAAAAGCTGATCATATTAAAACAGCTATGCAATCTGAAACAGAATTATGGCAGGCAATAGCATTATCGCTTGGTTGGAGCGAGTGGGATTTAAATATGATTGAAAAGCAAACTAAAAAATCTAAAAAGTTTGATCCTAGAAATACAAATAGAAATATTAATAGGGGATTAAAAAGAAAAAAAGTAAAAAGATGAAATATAACCCAATAACAGCAAAAACATCTACACCTTTGGCGTTGAAGGATGCATGTTATCGTAAAGCAAAAGCTAAATATAGGGTATTTCCTTCAGCTTATGCATCGGGTTATATTGCTAAATGCCGTAAAAAGGGGGGTAAATTAGGATAATGACTGCACGTAAAACTAAAAAAGGAGCATCACTTAGACGTTGGTTTAAAGAAGAATGGACTGATGTTAAAACTGGTAAGCCGTGTGGTCGAAGTGAAGGAGAAAGCAGAGGTACACCTTACTGCCGTCCTAAAAAAAGAATATCAAGTGATACACCAAAAACAGCAAGCGAAATGTCAGCTGCTGAAAAAAGAAAAAAAATTAACGAAAAAAATAGATTAGGGCAACCGCCGGGTAAACCAAAAAGAGTAAGTCCTGTAACAATGAAAAGTTCTTGTAAATATTAAAATGGAAGATTTGAAAATATACGGCATAAGTATCTCGGCGTTAACCGGAGCATCTATAAGTGAAATCAATCCAATATTATCTACTTTAGTTTTAACAGCAACACTTGTATATACTGTTATACAAATAATAGAAAAACTAAAAAATAAAAATAATGGAAAATCCGTTCAAAAATAAAGAATTACGTGGTTATATAGGAGCAGCAACAGTATTTATCTTAGTTATGGGATTACTATTGTTTTTAGCTTTTTATGAAATACCAGAAACAAATAACGATATATTTAAAGTAATTGTAGGTATGCTTGTTGGATCTTTATCTGTAGTTATATACACATTTATAGGTAAGAATCCTGAAGAGCTTGAATCCCTTAAAGGTAAAAATGAATCTTTAGAAAACCAAATGCTACAAATTGTAGACGAAAAAGACAAACTTGAAAAAATGCTAAGAGATTATCAATCTGAAGTTATTGATAAACTTGCATTATCAGGCGATAATTTTGAATATAAAACTAAAAAGTAATGGCTAAGGTTGATCTTAATGGTGACGGAAAAGCGGACATTAGTGTTAGCTTGCCACAGATTATTACCGTATTAGCAATGTTTGCTTCTATAGTTGGGTCATATTATACTCTTAATGCAAGAGTAGAAGCGGTTGAATTGTCTGCTAAGAAATTAAAAGAAAACGAACAGAAGTATACTTGGCCTAATCAAAGA